CTCTCACCACTCATTTATACTCTCCTTTTATCTTAGCTTTCATCACGGAGCAGGAGAGTCGCCCGACAGGAAAACCTGCCCATAGTCGCAACGTTATCCCCCTTGGGTATCATCTTGGTACACGATTCAAGGATATAGCACTCAATACTGTGAGCCCAGACCTGTTAGTACCGCATTCTGCTCTCCTCACTCCCACTCTACTTTCCTTGGTACCGAAGGGACTGACAGTCGATAATGCCAAGGAAGTCCTCGACAAGAGTAAAGAATCGATGGAGAAAATAGCTGATGCTTTGGAGATAGGGATGAATGCTAAACGGAATAGGGAAGATCTTGAGCCAGTAGGGATACCTAAACTGAATCCTGCCCCTCTTCCTGAGTGTGTTTTAAAGACTTTCCTTACTGCATCGTATTGGGATCACATAGTCTCGGTCACCACCGCAAAGTGCCGGTACTCTTCCTGGGTCCGAGGACCGGGTTACTATACAAATCGCCAAGCATCGGTTGTCTGGACTGGAGACGAATGGGTGTTACTCAGTCACGACGCTCTCCTGATGATCAAAGATGCAGCTATGAGTCACTGGTTACTTCATTCATACTTTGCCCTTGTTCCGAGTAAAAGTGGTCTGTGCAGTATACTCAACGAATTCACAAGCTGGGGATTGCGAGTGTTAGAATTAATGGGAGAAGAGGGTTACGAAACCATCAAAGGGCTAGAAGGAATGGTTAAGCTACGCCTCCTGACCTTAAGTGAAGAGATTCTAGAAATTAAGCCCCAGATCCAATCGATGATTAGGAAATACAGGAAGAAGGCCCGAGGTCTGTATCTGACTCATCACATGAGACGAGACGAAGGAATTGACGGTCTATGGGACATCTGTTGCCGAATAGATAGCCCAGACCTCCTAAGCGAATTGTTTTCCTTTCTTAAGCTCTTGGGCCACCCCTATATCGATCCCATCCGGGGATGCGAGTCTTCAAAAAGTCTCGCACAGGCACACAGGAAGATATCTCCATCTGCGGTGAAACAGCTTGAGTGGAGCTTCTGTCACCTGTATACCCGTGGATATCTCAGGAAGAAAGGTGAATGGCCTCCTCTCGTCTTTAATGTTCCAGAAGGGAGAAGATGCAAACTCCGGGATCTAGCAGAGAATCACCATCCGTCATTACCTCTCGGACTTGGTCTGTATGATGCGTCAGACTGGGAGTATACAATGTTCGAAGCCCATGTAGATTTCGACTACGGGAAAGACATCTTGTCCCTCCTTTCTGATACGGCAGTGTCTTACAAACGGTCTGAGATAGACAACTCGTGGAGAGGGAGATTACCATTCCGTCCGGTTAGGGCCACCTCAAGCACTCGTGTTCTCGAAGAAATACTTAAGAGGCCTGATTTTAATATCAGAGACATCTGTGACAGAATCTCCAGAAGGGACATACCTTTCGATTGGAAAGTCGTTACCGTTTGTCCGAAGGAGAGAGAAATGAAACTAGAGCCACGAACATTCTCTATGATGGTTCCTGAGATGCGTTTTTTCTTTGTCACCACTGAGTACAATCTCGCTCATGGGATCTTCAAGAGCATACCTGAACAGACTATGACAGATTCAAAAACAGAACTCCTCAACAAGTTTCTGAATCTGACCAAGGTGACAAACAAAGATCGGAAGTGCACAATCATGATCGAACTGGATTTCTCGAGATGGAATCTCAAGTTCGAGCGCCGAACCATGGACCCGCTCGGCAGGAGATTCGACCAGATATTTGGGACAGATAGGTTATATGATGTAGTTCACGAATTCTACGAACAGTGTATGGTCGTCTTGCGGCACTCATCATTCACCCCAAAGCTGACCAAGCGTACAGGAGGGATCATACCAGATCAGCCAGGGATTTGGAATGGACACCCTACAGGCATGGAAGGAATCTTCCAGAAGGGATGGACTGCTGCCACTATATGCATAATTCAGGCGGCTATATGGCCTTTTGGACTCCGCTACAACTTGGTCGGTCAAGGAGATAATCAGGTGCTCTTTGTAGAGAACTTAAGAAAAGACGACGAAACTTGGGAGGAATTCCAGCGGCGAACCCGGGTGTTAGCCAAGGAGGTAACAGAGGCTTGCTCGAGGTTTGCAGAATCCGTCGGACATGAGCTAAAGGCAGAAGAATGCACTTACGGGACAGGATTTACCTCTTACGGTAAAGAGTTGTGGTTCAAAGGTAGGGTACTAGAGACGACTTGTAAGTCAATATCAAGGATGTTTCCATCTACTACACCAGACGTCCCTAACATGTTTCAGGTATACTCGAATATCTCTGCAACAGGGGCATCCTCGACTGATCGTTCGGGGTATACTTT